CGGCGGTAAGGCTCGAACCCCCTGAGCTTGTGCCGTGTGAGCGCATCAGCACGGCTGATGAAGACCTGGCATTGAATGGTGATCTGTGGACGTTGAAGGACAGGGCAGTGAACCTGCTCGACACATGCGCGGATCAGGTCGACGCGCAGATCCTGCGCAGTCAGAGCAAGTGAAGAAGTCCTGGTGGGTCGCAGTGCCAGGCTATCCGCCGTTCCCGATGATCATGCCAGAAGACCATGCCCACGCTTGTGCACTGGCCCATGCCCAGTCGATCTGGCCGAGCGCAACCATAGAGTGAGTACCGTATGACTGATATCAAGCACGTCAGAGTTGCGACGATCATTCCGGCACCACAGAAGGATGGTAACGCCAGTCACCCGACGCAGGGCACCCGCGTGCTGCTGAGCGATGGCAGCGAGCTTGACGGTGTTGTCTCTATCACGCTGAGCGCTGCGCCCAATGGCTTGTGGGCTGCAACCATTGAGGTGATGCCTCAGGTCGTGCCGTCAATCACAGCTAACGCTGAGGTGAAGGTGATCGACATCACCGCACTGAAGGATGAATCCCGTCAGTACGCAGCCGTATCAGCCGACTGATGGCCTGCTCTGGTTGTGAGCAGCGCCGCGCCTGGATCAAGAAGTGGAGTCGAATAGCATATGAACGAGCAAACCAACTCATTGCTCGGTCAGATCCTGGCCGAGCAGATCAGACAGACCGAGATCCTGCTGCGGATGGCAGAGCAGCAGACCCTGGTCGTTCAGCTGCTGAGCGATGATGGTCTTCAACCTGGTGATCAGGTCGTCGAGCGTCCTCGCGACGTTCCGACTTATCTCGACGGGTCGCCATGCCTGTAAGGCCTCAGCGTCATCACCCGTCTGCGCCAAGCACGCCAAAGCATCAGCCGCCCGAGCAGCAGCGGGGTACCAGCGCATCGCGAGGCTACGACTACAAGTGGCAGCAGGCGAGGAAGGGATACCTGGCAAAGCATCCTCTTTGCGTTCATTGCCAGGCTAGCGGTCGCGTCACGGCTGCTACTGACCTTGACCACATCATCCCGCACCGTGGCGACAGGGTCCTGTTCTGGGATCGATCGAACTGGCAGGGTCTTTGCCATTCGTGCCACTCGGTCAAGACGGCCACCGAGGACGGTGGTTTCGGCAACGCGCGGTAGGCAGCTGCCGGATTCTTATGGCGCAACAAGATTGTAGATTTACAAAAAAAATTCGACGGAAAGGGCTCTGGAGAAAAAGGGTTCTGAATGAGAATCGCGATCATCTGCGGCTCTGAACGAATGGGAATGATTCTCGCGACCGGCCCCGCACCGATTTGGGGCGGGGAGGGGCGGTGCGAAAGTCCACGGCTTACCTCTTCCAGACCGCGCCGAAACCTTTTTTTCGCGCCGTCAAAATTAGCTTTCTGAAATAGAGCACCTGCATATGACCCGAGGACGGAAGCCGACGGCGCCGCACCTCAAGGTCTTGGCCGGTACCACGCGCCCAGATCGAGAGGTAACGGACGCGCCTGAGTTCGACCTGATTGATGATTTTCCAGACCCGCCCCAGCACCTGAATGTCGATGGTTCCGAGATGTGGAAATCGCTCGGTCGCCAATTGGTCGCGGCCAGGGTACTGCAGGTCGTTGACCTGTACTCGCTCGAGCAGCTTTGTTTCGCTTGGCAGTGCTTCCGGAAAAAGGCGAAGGCCGACATGGAGTCAACAGCCGCCGAAACCACGGCACTGAAGGCTCTGTTCTCCGAGTTCGGCATGACCCCGGCCAGCCGCCGGAAGGTCTCGTCGGGTAGCGACAAACCGAAAGGCAATGCCTTCGCCGGTAACGGCAGAAAGTAGAGAGGTAATTACCGAATATCTGGCGCCGCCAGTCTGGAGTGGGGATGCGTGATTTCGTCAAAATCGCGACTGACTATGCTCGGGCTGCGGTTGCAGACAAAAAGCGCAAGCGCCATGGCAAGCTGATCCGCCAGGCCGCCCAGCGCTTTCTCGACGATTTGAAACGGGCCAAGAAGCGCGACTGCCCATTCCTATTCGATCCATGGCACGCCAACGACCCGTGCGACTTCATCGAGAAGCTGCACCACGTCGAAGGCAAATGGGAAAAGCCGACGATCGTCATGCACGCGTCGCACATTTTCTTCGTGGTGCAACTGTTCGGGTTTCGCAAAAGGGAAGCCGTCTACACCGAAGGCTGGGGCAACAAGGGGATGTTTCACCCGCGTCGCTTCACCTCGGCGCTGTTTGCGGTGGCGCGGAAAAACGCGAAGAGCACGCTGTCCTCAGCGGTCCTGCTGTACTGCGAATGCTGCGAGCCGGAAGAGGGCGCCCAGATCGTCAGCGCCGCCACCACATTTGGCCAGGCCGCGATCATCTTCAACGCCGCGAAACGCATGGTCGAAAAGAACTCTGACCTGCGTGAACACTTCGGCCTGGAGGTATGGGCCAAGGCTGTCACCAGGATGGAGACGGGGGCCAGTTTCAAGCCAATCCACGCCAAGGCCTCTACGCAGGACGGTTTAAACCCGTCTCATGTGGGTCTCGATGAGATCCACGCCCACAAAACGGCGGATCTGCTGAACGTATTGCAGTCGGCAGCCGGCGCCCGGGGCAACCCGCTTTGGCTATTCACCACGACTGAGGGGTACACGAACCCAGGCCCTTGGGCTGAAATCCGGATGTTCGCGAAAAAGCTGCTAGCTGGTCTTTATGGCCACACGGCTGACCACTATTTGGTGGTGTTCTACGCGGTCGATGACGAGGACAAGAGCCTCGGCATCAAGGCCGACGAGGAATTCGACGAGAGCTGCTGGATCAAGGCCAACCCGCTGATGGATGTGAACCCGCATCTGATGGCGGCGATACGCAAGGAGGCAGTGGAAGCGAAGCAGATGCCGTCGAAGATGGCTGAATTTCGCATCAAGCGGTTGAACCGGCCCGCATCCACCGCTGACGGCTGGATAGATCTCAACAAGTGGCAGCGTTGCGACGGCGAGGTCGATCTCGATTGGCTGGCTCAATATCCGTGCTGGGGCGGGCTCGACTTGGCATCCACCACGGACATTACCGCGTTCCGCTTGGTGTGGAATGTGGACGGGGTGCTTTATACCTACGGTCGGCGATGGGCGCCTGAGAGTGCGGTGGCTTTCCGGACCGAGCGGGGCACTGTCCCGTACGCATCGTGGGTCGAGTCTGGCCTGCTAAAGCAGACCGAGGGCGACGTTACAGATTACGGAGTCATCGAGACTGACGTGAAGGCGGTCTGCGAGCGCTTCAACGTGCTTGGGATTGCCTACGACAAGTGGAACGCAAGCGACCTGGTCAACCGCCTGGTAGCTGCCGATCTTCCGCTGGTCGAGTTCATTCAGGGTCCGAAGTCGTACCACCCAGCGATGCAGATGCTCGAGCACGCCTACATATCCGGACGCCTGGCCCACGGCGGCGACATGCTGCTGAACTGGTGCGCTTCCAATCTGATCACGCGCCGCGACGACAACATGAACATGGCGCCGGACAAAAAACGGTCAGCCGACAAGATCGATGACATGGCCGCGCTGCTGATGGCGATTGGCTTATCCGGGGCAAGCCCGGAGCAGCAAGACATCTCTGAATTTTTCGCCAACCCGATCATCATCGGATAAAGAATCTATGAATACCGGCCTACTCCTGTTTCTCCTGGCGGCCGTGGCCGGGCTTTGCCTGCTGGTTTCGGGCGTCTATGTGCTGTCTGGTCTCGGCTGGTCGCTGATCGCTGCCGGCGCCTGCTTCGTTTCTGCCGCGGGATTCATTCGCAAGGGGCTGACCAGTGAGTAAACCCCTAAAAGCAGTGCTCCAGCAGGCTCTGTTCAAGTCCGCAGAGCCAGGATTTATGAAGTCCTCACTGGCTGGCTGGGTTGGCCGGAAAATCGGCCTGAACGATGCAGCGTTCTGGAACGGCTATTACGCCACCGACTCCGCGTCCGGCAAGACCGTAAGCCAGCAGACGGCCCTCCAGTTATCCACGGTGTGGGCGTGCGTCCGATTGATCGCCGAAACCCTGGCCACGCTGCCGATTGCTCTCTACGAGGACAAGAACGGCGTTCCTACCGTCGCTTCGTCTCACCCGGTGCATCGCGTGATCGCCATCCAGCCCAATGCCGATCAAACGCCCGTCGAGTTCTGGGAGTGCGTGCTGGTTAGCCTGCTGCTGAGCGGGAACAGCTTCAACGAGCCGCACCTGGTGAAGAAAGAGCTTTCCTCACTGGAATTCCTCTTGCCGCAGGCTGTTTCAGCGCCCCGCCGCACCAGTACCGGCGCAATTGAGTACCGTTTTATCGATTCTGAAGGCAAACCGCACACGCTCTTGGACGATGAAATGATGCACACACGGGGGTTTGGTAACGATCCCCTGTACGGGTTGAGCCCGCTTTCCATGGGCCGGAACGTTTTCGGCGCCGCAATGGCTGCAGATGAGTCGGCCAGCAAGATGTTCGCCAACGGAATGAAGCTTGGCGGCGTGCTTTCCACGGACCAGATACTGAATAAGGGTCAGCGCGAGGACATTCGCGAGGACATGGCCAGCAAGTTCGCGGGGGCGGTGAATAGCGGCAAGACGATGGTTCTGGAAGCCGGTATGAAATACCAGCAGGTGTCGATGACGCCGGAAGATGCGCAGATGCTTCAAACCCGCGCTTTCAACGTCGAGGAAATCTGCCGGTGGTTTCGCGTGCCACCCTGGATGGTTGGGCATACGTCCAACAGCACCAGCTGGGGTACCGGCATGGAACAGCAGATGATCGGCTTTCTCAGCTTTACCCTGCTTCCCTGGATGAAGCGGATAGAGCAGAGCATTAACCGCCGGCTGCTCAGGCCGGAAGAGCGCCGCCGGTTTTACGCCAAGTTCAATCCGGAAGGCCTGCTGCGCGCCGACAGCGCCGCGCGCGCTGCCTTCTACAGCTCAATGACGCAGAACGGGATCTACACCCGCGATGAATGCCGAATTAAAGAGAACTTGGCGCCCAAAGGCGGCAACGCCGCTGAACTCACCGTCCAATCGAACATGCTGCCGATCGACAAGCTCGGCGGCGATGCTGGCGCTGCTCAGCAGGCGCGGTCGGCTTTGCTCGACTGGCTCAACGACAAGCCCAAAGGAGGCGCGGAATGAACCGAAAAGACCAGGCGATGGCGGTCAAGTACCGTTCATTCAACTATGACGTGAAGGCTGTCGGTGAAGACGGCCTTTTTTCTGGGTACGGATCCGTGTTCGGCGTTGTCGACAGCTACAACGAGGTCGTCGCGCCTGGCGCGTTCCTGGAGTCGATCGCCGATGCCAAAGCCAAGGCCCGCACTTTCCCTGTGCTGTGGCAGCACCGCACCGGTGAGCCGATTGGTAGCTGGGACATCGAGAGCCTGAAAGAGGACGACCGGGGCCTTGTTGGCTCTGGTGAGTTGTGGCTGGCCGACGCCCCGTACGCCCGAATCGCTTACCGGGGCATGCAGTCCCGCTCCATCACCGGTCTGTCCATCGGCTATTACGTCCGGGAATCCAGTTTCGACGAGAAGACCCGGATTCGCACGCTGACCAAGCTCGACCTGGTCGAGATTTCCATCGTGACCGTGCCGGCCAACGACGAGGCGCGCACCGACACCATCAAGTCGAAGCTTGCGCACGGCGGCCTTCCTTCACTTCCAGAATTTGAGCTGCTCCTGCGCGAGGCAGGCTTCTCGAAGACTCAGTCTGCGGTGATTGCCAACCGTGGATTGCAGCACCTGCTCCGGAGCGAGTCCGTGGGCGACCAGGCTGAAACCGAAATCGCCAAGGCGCTGCACCTGCAGCTCAGCCAAGGCCTGTCTCTCCCATCGTTTAAGGAACACTCATGAACTATCTGAGCAACAAAGCTCGCTCCGAGAATCGCCAGATCCAGCGTAAAGAGCGCGCTGACGATCACGTCGAATTGAAAGACGTCATGGCCGCGCTCACTCAGCGCGATCAGGAGATCAAGGCTTTCGCCCAAAAAGCGAATGACGAAATCTCGGCCCACGGCAAGATCTTGGACGATACGAAGGGTGCGCTCGACGTCCTGACCAAGTCGGGCATGGAGCTGCTGGACCGCCTCGCCGCGGTCGAGCAGAAAATGGCGCGCCGTGGCGGCGGCGAAGATGAGCAGGTCAAATCCATTGGTGAGCAATTCACCGATGGTGATGACTTCAAGGGCCTGGCCGAGAAAGGTCGCGGCATTGCCCGTATGCGCCTGAAGGCCGTGACCAGCATCACCAGTGCCACGACCGGTACCGGCGGTGTTGGTGTGGCCATCCAGCCTACCCGCGTGCCAGGTATCATTACTGGCCCGGAGCGCCCGTTCACCATCCGCGATCTGATCATGCCAGGTCGCACCGGATCGAACGCGATCGAGTACGTGCGCGAGTCCGGCTTCCAGAACATGGCCGCTCCGGTCGCCGAGGGCGCCGCCAAGCCGCAATCCGACCTGTCGTACGAGCTCATCACCACGACTGTCAAAACCATCGCTCACTGGTTCCGGGCTTCCAAGCAAGTGTTGGCGGATATTCCGCTGCTGCAAAGCTACATCAACGGCCGCGCGATCTACGGCCTGAAGTATGTGGAAGAGAACCAGATCCTGGCAGGCGACGGCACCGGCCAGAACCTGCTCGGCCTGATCCCACAGGCGACCGCGTTCAACAACTCGCTGCGTAAAACCGGTGACACCAAGATCGATACGCTGCGCCGGGCGATCTTGCAGGTGCGTATTGCGGAATATCGCGCCAGTGCTATCGCCTTGAACCCGATCGACTGGGCTGACATGGAACTGGCGAAGGACACCACCGGTAGCTACATCTGGGTCAATGTCCAGGATGGCGGCCAGCCGCGCATGTGGCGCCTGCCCGTGGTCGACACCAATGCCGTGCCGTCGGGCGGCTTCCTGGTCGGTGCATTCAATATCGCGGCCCAGGTGTTCGATCGCGAAGACGCCAACGTCGAGGTTTCGACCGAAGACGCTGACAACTTCACCAAGAACATGGTCACCATCCGTGCGGAAGAGCGCCTGGCGCTCGCGGTGTACCGTCCTCAATCGTTCGTTTACGGCTCGTTCACCGCGCCGTAATCGCCAGGAGCGTGCCCGGGTAACCGGGCACGAACACTGATGGAAATTACCGTCAAGACCGTAAAGGCTTTCGATAATGCCGGAGTATTCACGTTGCCCGGCTCGGATATCTCGGTCGATGAAATCCGCGCAGGCGAACTGCTGCGCAACGGCCTGATCGAGGATTACACCGTGAAGTCAGCCAACAAACCGGACAACAAAAAGGCGCCGGAGCCCAGTAATAAAGCTGCTCCCAAGCCGAAAGTGGACACATCCAAACCCAAGGCCGAATAAATCATGAGCGTAATCGACATAGACCGGGCAATGCAGCACCTGCTGGCCGAACCTGAAGACCAGCCGCTGATCCAGAGCCAGCTCGATGCTTCGGAAAAGGCCGCCCAGGACTATTTGCAGCGTCGGTTTTTCGTCGATCAGGCGGCAGCCGATGCCGCCAAAGCGAATGTTTCGGCGCGCTTGACAGAATGTCGCGAATTATTTGAGGCGGCCAAGGCTGCGGCGCTGTTGGCCGACGATGATAGCGACCGCTGTCGGTTGATCGAATATGCCCGTGCCGCCTACAGCGATGCGCTCGATGATGTGGATAAGGATGCGTACGGCATCGTGATCAATGCTGCTATCTCGGCGGCATGCCTGCTGAAACTCGGCCATTTGTTCGCAAATCGCGAAGATGTGGTGACCGGAACTACGGTAGTTGAGCTGCCCATGGCTTCGAAATACCTGTTGACGCCTTACCGCATCCGGATGGGTGCGTAATGAGAGCGGGCAAACTGCGGCACCGGGTGGATATCCAGGATCGCGAACTTGAGCAGGATCAGGCGACGGGAGAAATGGTTCCAGGCCCCTGGGTGACGCGCTGGGAGAAATGCCCGGCCGCCATTGAGCCGATCAGCACGCGCGAGTTTGTCGAAGCCCAGGCTAATCAGTCGGAATTCACAGCTCGGATCACCATTCGATATCGCCCCGGCGTGCTCAATACCATGCGTGTCGTGCACGGCGAAACGGTTTACGCAATCAAGGGTCCACCGCTTGCCGATAAGGTGTCTGGCCTCGAATATCTGACCTTGATGGTCGCTGCGGGGGTGAATGATGAGTAGCAGCGTGACCTATAAGCTCACTGGTACCGCCGAGCTTTCCGCGAGGTTTGCGAAGCTCAGCGAAGATATGCGCCGCCAGGTGGTCGCGCCCGCCGCCAAGGATGCGATGGATATCGTGCTGATGGACGCTCAGGACCGTGCTAGCCGAGTGGATGATCCCACCACCCCGAACTACATCGCCTCCAACATCGCGCTCATTGAGCGTAAGAAGATGGGTCAGGAGATGGGCGCGGTAGTCGTCTCTGTCGGTGTAAGACAGCAGCGCAAGGGCCGGAAAGGTGGCAACACCTTCTATTGGTGGTGGGTAGAACTGGGTACCGAGCATTCAAAGGCATCGCCTTTCATGCGGCCAGCACTTTCGAACAATCGAACTGCTGTATTTGCTGAGTTCCTGAGCTCAGCAAAATTTCAGCTTCTCAAGCTTGGGGTTAACTGATGTATCCGCCAATTTTCGCAGTTTGCGCTGCTGATGCTGGTGTGAGGGCGTTGCTCGGCACCGGGCCAACCCGGCTGTATTTGTTTGGCCTAGCGCCAGACAGAGTCGTCAAACCGTATGCGGTATGGCAGCAGATATCCGGCAACCCCGACAACTATCTCGCAGGCCGCCCTGACGTCGATTCGCACGGCCTCCAAGTCGACGTGTACGCCGATACGGCGAAGGCCGCCAACGACGTGGCCACGGCCATTCAGCGGGCCATCGAGCTTGAATGCTACGTGACCGGCTACAACGGTGACTTTCGCGACCCCGTGACCCTGAATTACCGCAGCAGTTTCAATATCGACTGGGTCGTCAACCGCTGACAACCAAGCCGACGCAACACCCCTGCAAACCCGCTTCGGCGGGTTTTTTTGTGACCGTAGAAATGACTTCGTTGGAAGTCGAGGAGCTTTTCTTGAGCATCAAGACCCAAGGTACCGACCTGTACGGTATCGACCCCGAAACCGGCGCAGTCATCAATGTGGGCTGCGTCACCTCCATCGACGGTATCGACTCCCAAATCGATCAGATCGAAACGACCTGCCTGGGCGACGACGCTCGCGAGTACGAGGCTGGCCTGGCCACACCTGGTACCGGCACTTTCGGTATCAACACCGATCCCCGCGACCCGGTCCACGTACGCCTGCACCAGATCAAAACCCTGGGCCTGAAAATGGATTGGGCCGTGGGCTGGTCGGACGGCCGTGTCAACGGTGAGGGCATCCCGCCAACGGCTCTGCCGGCCAATGCCCTGGAGTCCATCACAGTTTCCAGCGCTGGCACCGGCTACACCAGCGCGCCGACAGTGGCGATTACCGGTGGCGGCGGCGCTGGTGCCACAGCGACAGCCACCGTTGCTGCTGGCTCGGTGACTGGAGTGACCATCACCAACCCCGGTACCGGCTACACCACCACGCCCGCCGTCGCCTTTTCCGGCGGTGGCGGCGGCACAGGCGCAGCTGCCACTGCGGTTGTCGCCGAAACGGCGGGCTTCAACCTGCCGAATACCCGCACCTGGATCACCTTCCGGGGCTTCATGAACAGCTACCCGTTCAGCTTCGCGCAGAACGACGTGGTCAAATCCAGCATTGGCATTCAGATCTCCGGTGACCCGGCGCTGATCCCTAAGGCAACGGTGTAACCCATTATGTTGAGCATTGAATCGTTGAAACAGTCCGGCTCGTTCGTCGGCCAGCCGGTGAAGCAGGAAATCATCTGGCACGTCGACGGCAAGGAGCTGAAGAACGAGGTGTACGTCCGCCGGGCGTCGTACACCACCGTCACCCAGGAATGGAAGGCGGCCCACGAAACCAAGGATGCGATCGCCGGGCGCATCGCGGGGTATATCTGCGATGCCGATGGCAAGGCCATTTTCACTGTCGACGATATCCTCGGAAAAGCGGAAGAAGGCCGTGGCGAGCTCTGCGCCCAGCTGACCATCGCTCTGTTCGTGGCGATCAACGAGGTGAATAACCCGAAGCCTGACGAAAAAAAGCCTTCGACGACTTCTGGTTCGACCTCGTCCTCGCCGGAGTCGGCGGCAAAACCATCGCGGAAGCCCAGCAAAACCTGAGTTACACCGAGGCCGTTGCCTGGATGGAATTCATCCGGCGCAACGGTTCGCTGAATCTCGGGCATCGGCTGGAGCAGGGCTTCGCCCTGGTCTCGATGGTCACGAATCGAGTCAACGGCGGGAAGGCAGAGATATCGGATTTCCTGCCTGATCGCAGCGCAAACGATGACTCGGCAGAGGGTGAAGAGGGTACGGTACAGGATGTGATGAGCCTGCTCGCGGGCCTGGCCAAACCGAGCAAGAAACCGGCATAGGGATATGCAGCGATGCTCTGAATCGCTCTACCGCTGTCTCGATCGATCAAGTAGACAGAATTTCAAGGCCTGCTCAAGCAGGTACTTTATTGCCTCAAACCGGCCGCCGTGCCGGTTTTTTTATGCCTGGAGAAAACTATGGCAACCGACAGTCTTGGTCAGTTGACGGTCGACTTGATCGCCAACACTGGCGGTTTTGAGGCGGGTATGGATCGCGTTCAGCGGTCGTTGAAGTCTGCTACTAAAGAGGCGGCTTACCAGGCTGGCCAGTTGGATAAATTGGTTGGCCAGATTGATCCGGTGGTCGGCGCCTACGGCCGCCTGGACAAAATGGAAGAGCAGCTGCGGGCGCATCGCAATGCTGGTCGCCTTGATGCGGACGATTTCAATGATTATCTGAAAAAGCTCAACGACCAACGACTGGCTGTTGAAAAGACAGATGGCACCCTCAAAAAATCAGGCGTGACGGCGGCTCAAACGAGCGCTGCTTTCCGTCAGCTTCCGGCACAAATAAGCGATATCTTTACGAGTCTGGCTGGTGGTCAAAACCCGCTGATGGTGCTTATTCAGCAGGGTAGCCAGATTAAAGACTCGTTCGGCGGTGTAGGAAATACTGTCGAAGCCCTGGGCGGCAAAGTTAAAGGCTTTTTCTCGTCCGTTGGCGGCAGTACCGCTGGCGTGACAAGCGCTGGCGCAGCGCTGGGCGACCTGGCTACCCAGCAGAAAACCGTTGCTGCGGGGTCTGAGGCCGCAGCGGATGGTCTCAGTGGGGTTGCGGAGGGGGCCAATACTGCGGCAGATGCTGCCAAGAACGCCAAGGAGGCGGCTGACGCGCTCAACACAAGCACAACTGGCTTGGGCGTCGGCATGCTTTCTGCCGCAGCGGCGGTTGCTGCTGCCGTGGCTGCCGTTGGACTTCTGGCTTATGGGTACGTGAAGGGTAGCAAGGAAGCCACAGCCTACAACAACGCTCTGATTTTGACTGGAAGCTATGCCGGTACATCGGCAGCGGAATTGGGCGCGATGGCCGCGAAAGTTGGCGATGCCACCACAACTGTTGGTGACGCCGCCGCCGCTCTGGCGCAGCTGGCGACAGCTGCAAAATTTCCGATATCGCAATTTGAGGCGATCGCCACAGCTGCTCTGAACATGGAAGATGCTACGGAGAAATCTGTAAGCGATACCATTGCAGAGTTCGTGAAGATTGCAGATTCACCAACTAAAGCCATTGCAGCGCTTAATGAAAAGTATGGCTTTTTAACCGCTTCGACTTATGAACAGATTAGAGCGTTAGAGCTTCAAGGCGATAAGCAAGGCGCTGCGACAATAGCGGAGAATGCTTATGCAACTTCGCTCGATGAACGATCCAAAAAGATCAAGGATAATCTAAAAGGGATTGCCAAAGCTTGGGACGATATAAGTAGTGCTGCAAAGAAGGGATGGGACTCCATTTTTGATGCTGGTCGCGCGGATTCTGCTGGTCCCGACACCACAAAACTACAGCAGAAGATCAATTACCTAAAGTCTACCCTCAATACTGCGTACGAAGACGATAATACCAAGGAACAAATCAAGGGCCTTGAGCAGCAGTTAGAAACTGCAGGTAAGCTCGCGACAGCGGCGAAAGAGGCTGCAGTAGCTGAGGGGGACAAAACAAGACTGTCTCGCGAAGCCATTGAGGCATCTGATCGCCTGCTGAAAATTGAAGAAGGGGCTTACACCAAAAAGCAGAAAATGAACAAAGAACTCGAGGCTACTCAGCGAGATATCGACGCTAAGCGAGCCGGGGGTCTGAAAGTTACCGCTGAACAAGAGGAAGCCATTTACAAGGCAGTTCGCGAGAAGGATGAGTACAAAGAGGCGGCCGCGAAGAAAGAAAAAGCTTATACCGAGGACGCAGCTACACGCGAACTTGATCAGGCTCGGCAACAGTATGCAGTTCTCCAACAGCAGGCAATGCAACTGGACGAGCAGACTGGAAAGTCCAAGTCCTTGGGCACCGCCCAGCAAGAACTGATCAAGTGGGAGCAGCAACTCGCCGACATCAAGAACAAGGACACGTTAACCGCTGCGCAGAAATCTCTGCTCGCCGCCGCCGATCAGATCACGATGCAAAAGGAGCTCAATGCCGAGCTCGAGAAGCAGAATGCCGCCCAGGCGACTGCGATCAAGCAACAACAACAACTATTGGAGTTCACTCAGGCTCAGGCAGACGCTTTCACCAGATTCCAGCAGGGCCTCGACAACCAGGTCGTCGGCGTCGGTCTCGGTGCGGAAGGCCGCAAGCGCCTACAAGATGATCTATCCCTACAAATCGATTATGCCAACCAGGTAGAGCGGCTTCGTCGGGATAAGGTGGCGGGCCGGATTGATCAGGACACCTACGACAAAGAGACCGCGATCCTCAAGGAAACTCTGGATAAGCAGTTAGCTGCATATCAAGAGCACTATCGAAAAATTGATGCTGCAAGAGCTGATTGGAAAAACGGCGCCAGCGCTGCGTTTCAGGACTACCTCTACGAGGCCTCGGACGTTGCAGGCCAGTCTTACACCCTGTTTTCCAACTCGCTTCACGGCATTGAGGATGCGTTTGTTGAGCTGGCCACCTCCGGCAAACTCTCGTTCAAAAGCTTGGCTGACAGTATCATTGCCGACCTCGCGCGCATCATTGCGAAAACGCTCATTGTCCAGCCACTGATCAGTGCGCTGTTTGGTGGTGGAGGTGGCGGCGGAGGAGTTGCCGCGCTGGGTGGCCTGGCTGCGATATTCGGCAGTTCCGGCTCGTCCGGCTCCAGTGGCTCCAGCAGCATGAGCCTTGGCAGTCTCGCCAACACCGCATCCAGCGCGTACAGCATTGTTACCGGTGTCGGTCCGGCTGCGTCCGCAGGTTATGCAAGCGGCGGTGTTATGGGCGCCGCGCAAGGCATCGGCAACTACTACATGGGGCTCGCTAGCAATGCAGTAAGTACAATCAGCAATTGGTTTACCAGTGCAGGTGGTCAGGCTGCTGCGAGCGCGGTTGGCCAGACGGCTGCCGAAGCTGCGGTTAGCGCTGCTGCTGGGCAGGGCGCTGCTTCAACTGGTTACGGCTACGGTTCGTCACTGGTTGCCGGGGAAATTGGTAGTGCAACTTACGCCGCCCCAGCCAGTACCGGCAGCATGGCCTATGTGTGGCCGCTGGCTATCCTGATGGGCATGTACCAGTCCGGCAAGCTGTATGACTCCGGTGTCCGCTATGACAAGGACGCGATTGAAGGCTCGAAGCTGAGCAAGGTCGGCGACAAGCTGGGTACTGCCGGTCTTGACCGTAAGATCGCTTTCGAGTCTATCGGGCTGGCGGATAAGGCGTTGAGCGGGCTGTTCGGCGGCAAGACCGGGGCAATCCTCTCCGGCTCCACGTTCGCCATGGCGGTTGAGGGCTACATCAGTTCCAAGTTGTTCGGCACTGGGTACCAGACGAAGGATTCCGGGCTGTCCCTGCAGGCCACCAACGGCGACCTGGTCGCGCAGTCTTATCAGGACCAGAAAAAGAAGAAGGGGCTGTTAGGGGGCAGCAATAAAAAGCGCACTGTCTATGGCGAACTTGGAGACGACCAGGAACAGCAGCTTCAGGAACTCTACGCGGCCACTCAGATTGGCGTAATCGACCTGGTTAAACAGATCGGCGTCACCGTTGAGGATGGCGCGTTCGACGCGATGAAAATCGCCGAGATGAAGATCTCAACCCAGGGCAAGACTGACGAAGAGATTCAGACTGCGGTATCCAGCTGGTTCAGCTACGCCAGTGACGTCATGGTGGCCACCCTCGACAAGGGCGTAGGCGGTTTTGGTTACTCCTTTACCGAGCTGGCCCGCCGCATCAACGTCTTCACTGGCTTCAATGCCCAGCTCGATTTGATCGGCGTCAAGATGTACAAGCTTTCTGCTGAAGGCATGGAGCTGGCCAACGCGATGGTCGAGGCAGCCGGCGGCACAGAAGCCATGACCGCCAACATCAACACCTATTACGACAAGTTCTTCAGCGACACCGAGAAAACCAGCGATGCACTGAAAGCGGTGAGGAAGCAGTTCAGCGACATGAACGTGACCCTGCCGGAAACCCGGGCAGGTTACAG